TCCCCATTCATCATCGTGAATAGAAACGGATTGTCCTGGTAAATGTGCAGACATTTTTAAGCCTCCTTTCTTAATTGGCTAGTACGTTGACGGCATTTAACACAGTGATGCTTTCCAGATTGATAGGCTTTGAACTCTGTAAGTCCATGCAAGTCACATTTGCCTTCAAAAGTACTTTCACCTTTAGCAAGGGCTTTCGTCTTAGCTTCAAAATTGAATTTATGCCGCTCTTGTTCTTTCGTTAATGGGCGGTCAGTTGAGCTTAAAACTGGTCTTTTTTTACTAACTGAATCAGCCATAGACTCGCGCATAGATTGCTGGCCAGTTTTATATTCGGTGTCCTTTGGTTTCATACTCATTCGAGTTTGGCCAAAGGGAATTTGAGTAGGTTCTGATTTGCCCTGCGCCTTCAGCCAGTCGTCGACTTGGATGGCAAGGGCAATGGATTTGCCCTTATTAATGATTGCACTATGATCAATGTTCGATTGCATAATGTTCCCCTAATTCGCTCAAAACAAAATTAGCTGTCTTAGCTTCAACAGTTACTGGAATTGTGTGTGGTCCAAGCATATGCATAGTGAGCGTGACATTTTTTTCGTCAGACTTGCGCACATGCACGTGCACCAAATTTTCTAAATTAAAAACGTGTTCAATTTTTTGGTTATCAGTGAATTTGAGCATGCTCGTTCTCCTGATCTTCAATAATTTTTTGAAGATGATTAGCTTCAAGTTTTAAGTACTTGATGTGGGCAATTCCAGTACATACACACCAAACCAATCCAGCTATGAAAGCTGTTGCTAGAAAAAAAACTAAAGCAAAGGGTAGTGTCTGAATAAGGATCATGATCATCACGGCACCTCATTAATTGAAATCAGTGCAGCGCTTAAATGCTTTTCCTCATCTGACATCCAGTTGAGATATTCCTCATCAATATCTTTGAGCATGCATTCGCAGCATTTTGATGGGTGATGTTCGCAGCCTTCTTGGTTGGTATCAGGCTTAACGTAGTAATTGCCATTTGGGTAAAGAACCAATACATCTTTATCTTTTAAATCAACACCATTGCAAACAGGGTGGTAGTTAAAGGTTTCCCATCCAGCAGCTGCACCAGGCAAACAGTTCACCATTGGATAAGCGGTTTTGCGTTCATAGAGCCAACGTTCAGCATCAAAAATAACTTCAACAGGCTTTTGTTCCTGGCATGCATTTGAAGTTGTGCGAACCTTTGTAGGCCATGAATCAATCACTGATTGTTCAGGCACAATGCTTTCTTGGGTTTGGATTAAATTCATGCAGACTCTCCAATCGTTTGAATGCGAACGACGGTAGCCATTTCTTCCAGCCAAACAGCTTTTTCTGAAAGATCGATAAATTCATAATCTAAAGCAGCAGTTATGAATGATTCAGCCTGAGCTTGTGCTGTAATAAAATCATGCTGATTTGTTGCGTTGGAGATTGCTTTAATAGCACTTTTAATTTGAATGGAAGCACGGGTTTTGAACCAAGCATTATCTTTGACGGGATCTGACTCTGGTAGACCAAAATCATCAGCCGTGATGCGGGCAAGCATAATTTGATCAAGCGGATCAGGTTTGTTAAGTTTCTTTAACATATCGACACCCAATTAAATAAGTAAAGTTAATTTGTCTAATTAAATTAACTTTACTTAAAAAGAGTGTCAACTATTAAATTAACTTTTCTTAATTATTTTTTATTGGGCGAAAAAAAACCGACACAAGTCGGCTTTTAGATAAAATTAAATAAATTTTTTACTAGGTGTGAACTTACCAACATATTTGCCGCGATATAAAGCATTTTCTTTAAGCGGGATGATGTTTGGTTGGAAATTTTCATTTAAAGCTTTTAAATATATTTTGTTAAATTCTCTTACCAAAGCTTTAAAAGTTGCTTCATCATCTTGAAAAACAACAATCATTTCGCCAGTTTGTACACTTTCGAGATCCCAATCTGGATCGATACAAATAAAATCACCATCATTAAATTCAGGAGCGTTACTGATTCCTTGGCAAATTAAATAAAAACTATTTTTTCCTGCTTCGGGAGGTCCAGGAAGCCATTTTTCAATCTCGTGAGGTTGGATTGATCTTACATTAGTCATGTTTCCGCATTGGATATAAGTCAAGACAGGGAGCATCCGTGTTACTGGTCTGTAATCTTTTACATTATCAGAAGTTTCTGATTTTCCATACATTATGTAGTCAGTTGTTGTGTTTAAAACTTCTGCTAGAGTACTTAGATGTTCATGTTTAGGGACATTTACATCATTTTCCCATTGAGAAATGGCAACACTTGAAGGACCAATTTTGGCTGAAAGATCTTTCAATGTGAGTTTTTGAGCTTTTCTTAAGTCTCTTATTCGCGCTCCAATTGTATCCATCATTTAAAACCTTAAAAATTTAACTTATCTTAATTCTTGACTCGTAAAGTTTAGTTGTGTTTAATTAATTAACTTTACTTAATTTTACGAGATTAAAGATGACTCTTGATGAAGCAAAGCAGAAATTGAATTGTAAGAAATCCAAAGATCTTGCTGCATTTTTGGAAATTTCCCCAGAGGCTGTAAGCCAGTGGAACCCTAAATGTATTCCAAAACGTCGTGAATATGAGGTTTTGGAAAAAGCATTACTGCTTGGTTTTGCACATAAACAAACTGTAAATCAGAACTTTGCTGAAAGTAATGTCTAATCTTGGGAGTGAATTGGATATGTCAGAATTTTTATCAAATTTTGCTGCAGAGAATTCCGTCTTACCTTTGGACGTTGCAGTTTATCGAGCATGTAAAGACCGGCATGGTAGTAAAGCGGCAATTGCTGAAATAAATGGGTTTAACCCAATGGTTTTTAGTAAGTGCGTGGATATTAATAACGACCAGTACCACTTGCATCCAGAGCATATTGAAGCAGTTTTAAATCACACCAAAGACATTCGTATTTTAGAGAGTATGGCTGCTTCACATGGTAATGCTGTGGTTTATGAACTTTCAGGAAATCTTGATATTCATGAAATTGGTTTTCTAGAAAATATTGGCAAAGTATCTAATCGGGTGGGAGAGCTTTTTAGCACTGTGAGTAATTCGCTAAAAGATGGGCGAATTGCAGAAGTTGAAATGGCAACTATCGAAAAAGATGCAATGTGCCTGATCGCAGCAGTTGCACAGTTAAAAAAATTGGCTCGTGCTAAAGCTGAACGTGATGCGGAGTTTGAATAATGGCACTTTCGTTTGATCAAGTTCGAGATGCTGCTCAGGGCCGTTGGAAAGATTTAATTTTCCCCGCATTCGGAATTGTGGTTCCTGCTAAAAAGTCGGTTCATGGACCATGTCCCATTTGTGGGGGTAAAGACCGATTTCGGTGTGATGATAAACAGGGTAAAGGCACATGGTTCTGCAATGTGTGTAGAGCAGGTGATGGATTTTCTTTAATTGAGAAATCCCGTGATATGCCTTATTCACAGGTTTTAACTGAAGTTGGGGCTGTTGTCGGCTTGTCGGCAGAAACCAAAGTCACAGATGCAGACCGCAAAAAATGGAAAGAAAAAGCAGAAGCCCAGGTTAAAGCTGCTGAATTGGAAGAGCGTAAAGCGCAAGAAGCTGCTGCTAAACGTGCTGCCCGTATTTGGGCATATAAGTCGGCTGACCGGGAGTGTCCATACTTAGAGCGTAAACAAGTAAAAAACCATGGTTGCCGTATTAATGGTAAAGGAAATTTGATAGTTCCGTTATTTGATAAAGAAGGAAAAATCTGGAACGTGCAAGAAATTCATGCAGATGGCCATAAGCCATTTTTGCCTGGTGGACGTGTTAGTGCATGTTTTTACATGATTGGCCAAGTGAGCCAAATTGACCAAATTATTTGTATTGCTGAGGGATATGCCACAGGTGCAAGTATTCATGAAGCAACAGGACACGTCACAGTTATAGCTTTTAATTCTGGAAATATAGATAAAGTGGGTAAAGAAATACGAGCATTGCACTCTCATGCACGTCTAGTGTACTGCGCAGATGATGACAGTCATTCAACTCCACCAGATGCAGGCTTAAAAGCCGCTAATAGAGCTGTGGCTGCAACAGGCGGTATTGTGATTCTTCCCGAATTTAGTCAAGTGGTGAACGTATGAGTGAAGAGGAAATTTTAGAGCAGCCACAATCAAATTCTCACCCATCTGATTTCAATGACCTGCATGTGATGTCAGGGTTAGCAGAGGTGCGTGCGCAGATAGAAAGCGGTATTTCTACGCAATGTTCTGCTTTTGCCGTTTCCCCGAACCCCCTTTTACAAGCCGACCACGTTTTGGGGACGACTTCGGGAGGTGAGGAAAATCAGATAGTTACAGGTCAAGTTATTCCTAAGGATGATTTCTCACTAGATTTTGCGCCTGCCATGAATCAAGTTTCCGAAAGTGGCGAGCGGAAACCTCAAGGGGATGGGGAAAAACCAGATAAATTGCAGGATGCTTTACAGCGTTATGCAGTTATTGCATGTAGTAATGATGCATTTGACCTTAAAACAAAGCATAAATTTAAGATTTCATCTTTAAAACATACGTTAAGCGCAGTATTTAAGCACTGGTATACACACGAAGACCGAAAAACGATTGAAAAAGATGAAGTAGAGCAGTTGCTAGTGGAAGAGGCGGGTTTTGTGGCGCCCAATATGAGTAAAAATTGTGTATTACTTAAAGGTGAAACGTTTTTATACGACAAGTCTCTAAATCGAGTAGTTGCATGGTCAGCTGCACAACTGATGTATCCGCATGAGTACAAGAAATGGATTGAGAGTCCAACACGAAGTGAAATTGATTATGAAAAATTGATCTTTGATCCAACTCGAAAAATTGATATTGATCCAAATTATATCAATACCTTTGAGGGGTATTCAGTCAATGAGCTTTTGGATCAGGATCAAAAACGCCTTGAATATGGCATAACTCGGTCACGTTGCGCTGGGATTTTGAAAATGATTTGGTCTTTGTGCAATGGAGATTTAGATATTGAGCAGTGGTTGATTCAATGGCTGGCCTATCCTTTGCAGAATGAGGGTCAAAAGGCACACAGTGCTGTTTTAATGGCTAGTCATATTCAGGGTTCAGGAAAGACCACACTATTTGAAAAGGTCATGGGTGGTATTTATGGAAAATATCACCGAGTGATTACCTCTCAGGAATTGGAAAGTCCCCAATTCAATGGTTGGTTGAATAATGCAGCTTTTATTTTTGGTGAAGAAATTGCGACCAATGCTACTAAATATAACGTTACGCCTTATTTGAATGCATTAATTACAGCAAAAAGTGTCACGATTAATGAAAAGCAGCGTCCGCAAAAACAAGTCCCTGCTTATTTCAATATGGCCTTTGCATCAAATGAAAATATTCCATTCCCCTTACATGGTGAGGCACGTCGGTGGTTTGTGATTGCTCCAGAAAGTAAGCTTGATGAAAAATTGAGTGAACAGGTATATGCAGAAATTGCAGGCGATGGTTTAGATGCATTTTATACATATTTGCTTTGCGTTGACTTAGATAATTTTAAGCATGACAAGCCACCAATAACCGATGCAAAACGACTGTTGCTTAATGCCAGTAAGCGATCTATTGAAGTATTTATTGATGAATGGGTGGCAGGTGAAACCAAATATAAATGCATAAGTTGTAAGGCAAAGCAGCTCTATGACTCATACAAGGAATGGGCTTCATCATCCCTTGAACACAAATATTCATATCGAAAATTTACAGAGGATTTAAAGAAAATTGATGGGATTAAATTGCTTGAGAAGCAGCGCTGGAGATACGGGCGAGAGGAAGGGCAATCATTAATTATTTCCATTGGTGATCGTCCTGATGGCAAAACCGATATGGATTGGTATGGTGAATGTGCAAATGATTTTGAAAAGGGGGTTCCTGATGTTCTTGACAAACGAGTGGTTTGAACCTAATATTTTTCACGCTAAAACAATGGTTTGTGGCCAGTTGTATGTGAATGATGGGAATAACAAAAAACCTCATTCACACGCTCGTTCACATGGTAATTGCTTGAATAATAAAACTATATTAAAGCAATGTGAACGAGTGAATAATTTCTCATGCGTATACGTGAGAAATTATTTTTTAACCCCTTTCTCTATATCTTTCCGCGCTATTTTAAGTGTATTTATTTTTTTTCTTTTCGCGTGTGTGAATATTTTATTATTCACTCATTCACATTTAAATAAAATAAATATAAAAACAATGGCTTACCATGTGAATGACTTAAAAAAGTCATTCCCAAGTCATTCACATGATTCACATGAGGGCTGACCAATGGAAAAATTCCTACGTTTGCTCAATCCAAAATCAATCGACTATGGTGCTGATCGCATTGACGGAGGTTCGCCTTCATTGACTGCTCAAGATGTAGTACTTGCAATGAGTTATGCAAAATTAACTCAGTTTGAGGACAACTTACTTCGCCTTAAATACTTTGGTGCAAACACAAAATCGAATGTAAAAATTTTTAGTGAAATCTTGGTGGGCAAGTATGAGTCGAAATTTACTGAATCAGGTGTAAGCCATGATTATCATCAATCGATATTGCTGATTGCTGTGACAGAGTTTTGTTTAGTGCCTGCCAGCTATAAACCAACTGAAAGAGCTAGAGCCGCACTTTGTGGCTGGAGTGATACCACTGTACGGAAACATATGAAAATATGGGTAGATCGGGTAATTCAAGATCTAAACATGGAGTTGTCAAATGGCGAAGATAAAATTTTTACTCAGGTAAGTAAAATTAAGTAAACTTTATAATTGACACAAAAGCAAAGATAAGTTAATTTTTACCACAATGGAAAACTGTATTTAAAACGCTGTTGTTCTCCAGTGAGTCGTGAGACTCAATTTAAAGGCTGCATGTTCTCTCAGAGGTTCATGCAGTTTTTTTATGCCCACAAGATTGCCACGGTGACAGTCTTGTGGGTTTTTTTATGGCCGAGTTCGTTGGTGATTGTATGGGTAAGCGTGAACGGGAAGAGCACTGGAAGGAACATGAACGTGCTGTGGCCAAAGCAGAAAAGGCAAAAGCTAAGTCATTGATGGATGATAAATCCAAAGCATGGCGTAAAGCATGTGCTGATTTTCTATTAGCAAATAATTACTGCCATGATTGTGCAAAGCGTGGTTATACAAGTCCAGCAGAGCAGGTTGCCCACCTTGTAGATCCGACAAGCCAAGTTAAATTTTGGAATATTCAAAACTGGCAAGCATTGTGTGAACCATGCTTTCAGCGAATCAATGAGGGCAAAACGCTGACAGTGCATGAACCCATTCCCAAAGACGCGAAATTATATACGGTGAAGTGATGACACGATTAGCAAAGCTTGGTGGTTCATTGCCAACGTTGAAGAGTAATCAACCAACATTGACCACCCAGAAGAATTATGGACAAGGCCGTGGCGGTAGACCTTGGCAGCGATTAAAGCGTGCGGTTCATGTGCGTGATGGCTGGACTTGTTGCAAGTGCCAACGAGTAACTATGAATCTTGAGTGTGACCACATTGTCAACAAGGCTCAAGGTGGTACGGATGATATGGACAACTTACAGTCACTATGCAAGCCATGCCATGACAAGAAAACATTACAGGAAAGTAAACAAGGGCAGGGTCGATAATGGGGCAGATAGTAAGATTTGAAATACCAGATGGCGCTGCATGCATGGGGTCACATGTAGTTCTTGAGGATGGTTCTCGTATCCGTGGCATTCAAGAAATTACATTGAAGGCAGGTGTGGATCAGCAGCTATGGTCTTTAGATTTAAAAGTTACTCCTAAATTTCTAGACCAGATTCCATTGCATGTTGAACTACGCTCTATTGATATCGGCAACATCCATGACCTGAGTGATGAGCAATTGAAGCAGATCGGACTGCAACGCATCAAGGATTAATTGAACATACAGAACCTGCACACGCTAGCGTGGTTCTATGTTGGCAGCTCGGAATAGACGGCCATTGATTGAATCTGTAGGCGATACATAAATCTGAAAGTGGAGAGCTAGTAGGGTGGTGTCTCGGTACTCGTGAATAGCTTTGGGTGAACACTAAGACCGACTAACACTGTGCAAGGTTCGCATCTTGCCAATCAATAAGCCTAGCTTCTGCTTGATGAAGCCGTTGGGTGATGAAACGTTAAGCACGAAGATTTGATGTGACTCGAATGAATGAAATCCCTGTCGGCAACGGCAGGGATTTTTAATTCGTGGAACATACAAAGATATTCATTCTCTTAAGGTTTTCGTGGAACATCTTAATAAAATGAATAACTTGCATCATATTGGTGCAGCTTAAAACCCGTGGGGGGTATGAAATTTTAAAAATTTGGGTCCAAGCGGACACCGCCCCCTATTCTCATTTGTAAAAAAAACCTCTGTTTTCAGAAAAGTAAATAAACTTTTTATTGAAAATCATAAATTTAGATTAATTTCTCCAAACTAACTGAATTATAGGTAAAGAAATGGCTTTAACTGCAAAGATGAAGGCATTTGTCCATGCCAAGGTGCAGGGCAAGTCAAATAAAGAAGCAGCAATTGCCGCAGGCTTTTCAGAGAAGTCCGCAGGCTCAAAAGGCAGTCAATTGATGCAAAACCCCGAGGTATTAACTTATCTGGACGGGCTTTTAAAATCAGGGGGAGAGGGGGCGGGACATGATTCTCTGCCTTTAGTTCAGGCAGCTAAAGAAGCTGAATTTAAGGCGTTAGAGAGTATAGAAGATCCTCTTGAGGGTTTAAAGCATATTTGGAAAAACCCTAATGCTGACATAAAGCATCGCATCGAGGCGCTTAAAGCAGCCTTGCCATATACGCGGGGCAAAGTTGGTGAAGTTGGGATTAAACAGGGCCGTGAAGATGCTGCTGATGGAGTGGCTAAATCAGGTAAATTTGCTACTGCAGATGAAAGACGAAAGCAACGTGAAAATCGAATGGTGAGTTGATATGACATCAATGCTTCCTACTTGGACAACGGCTTGCCTAGATTGGGAGCAAAGGATTTTACAAAAAAAATCTTTAGTACCTTGTGAGCCGTTATTTCCTGACGAAGCTGAAATGGCTCTCGAAGTGATTAAAGAGTTGATTTTAGTTGATGTGGATTGTAAGCCAACGATTGGTGAAGTGACAGCTGATTGGGTTTTTGATTTTGTTAGCGTGATTTTTGGTGCATATGATCCAATTTCAAGGCAGCGATTGATTAATGAGTTTTTCATGCTCATTAGCAAGAAGAACACCAAGTCTACGCTTGCAGCAGGAATTATGCTGACAGCGATTATTTTGAATAGTCGTGAAGCGGCAGAATTTATCATTATCGCACCAACTAAAAAGGTTGCAGATAACAGTTTCACTCCTATTAAAAACATGATTTTGGAAGATTCAGAATTAAAAAAACGTTTCGGTGTTTCAGAACATACAAGGACGATAACGGATCGTTCGAGTAAAGCGGTTTTAACTGTTGTAGCAGCCGAAACAGGGTCAAGCGCTGGATCAAAAGGTGCTTTTATTTTAGTTGATGAACTTTGGGTTTTTGGTGAAAGGGCAAATGCTGAATCTATGCTGGAGGAAGCAACAGGTGGTATGGCATCTTTTCCAGAAGGCTTTCTTATTTGGTTGTCTACACAATCAGACAAGCCGCCAGCTGGTGTATTTAAAAAGAAATTAGACTATGCCCGTAAGGTGCGTGATGGTGAAATTATTAATCCTTCATTTTTGCCGTTACTGTATGAATTTCCACAAAGCATGATTGATGATGAAAGTTATCTTAATCCTGATTATTTCTATGTGACTAATCCTAACTTGGGGCGCTCTACTCATATTAGATACCTGCTAAATAAATACGAACAAGCAAAGCAAAGTGGTGATGATTCGGTTCAAATTTTCCTAGCGAAATATTTGAATGTCGAAATTGGCATGAATAAGCGTGCGGATCGCTGGGCTGGTGCAGACTTTTGGATGCTCTCTGCATACAAAGATAAGTTGTTTGTTGAATCTATCTTGGATTTAAGTGAAATCTGCACGGCTGGATTCGATGGTGGTGGTTTAGACGATATGTTTGGAATGTCGATTATTGGGCGGGATAAAAATGATCGGTCGCTTTGGTATTGTTGGAACCGTGCATGGGTACATCCTATTGCATTAGATCGTCGTCAAGAAAATGCTCCAGCTTATAAGGACTTTGAAAAAGAAGGTGATTTGGTCATCGTAAAGAACGTTGGTGATGATGTTCGTCAAGCAGCTCAAATATGTAAGCGTATTTATGATGCTGGAAAGTTTCCTGAAAAAGCTGCTATCGGTTTAGACAAACTTGGTATGCCGTCACTACAAGATGGGTTGCTTGAACAAGTTCCATTTGAATTATTGATTGGTGTTCCTCAAGGTTATCAGCTTTCAGGATATGTACAGACCACTGAACGAAAAGTAGCAGAAGGGAAATTTCAGCATGCTGGCCAGCGCATGATGAATTGGTGTGTAGGTAATGCAAAGGGGGTTTACCAGGGCAATGCGATGACAATTCGAAAACAAGAATCAGGCAAGGGAAAGATTGATCCATTAATTGCGACATTTAACGCAGTTGCTTTGATGTCATTGAATCCTGAGTTAACAGCTCAAAGCTATGGGGTGTATTTTGTATGACACGAAATGAAAATATAAAGCAAGAAATTGGGCGACAATGGAGCCTGCAAAACCATTACGGGGCCTGCACAACAGCAGGCAAAACAGATAAAGAGATCGCTTACATTGATAAGCGATTTTTTTTGGCTTGTGAAAAGTTGGAAGCACTTCAAGCAGGCTCAAAGCGAAGTAAAACCAAGGAGTAAAAAAGCGATGAAGCTTGCTTATAGCTTACTCGAAGTTAAGTCGGTCAATGATGAAGAGTGGAAGCTTGAGGGTATTGCAACAACGCCAACGCCTGACCGTGTTGATGATGTTGTTGAGCCAAAAGGAGCGCAGTTCACATTGCCAGTTCCATTTTTATGGCAGCACGATAAGCGACAACCAATTGGCAAAGTCACTGAAGCTCAAGTTACTGACGAAGGTATTAAGGTTGTCATCCAGTTAGTAAAACCAGAAGAAGTTGAATCAGACGAACTGAAAAAGCGTCTGCAAGAAGCTTGGGACAGCATTAAAACGGGCCTAGTTCGTGGGCTTTCAATTGGTTTTCGTGGGCTTGAAGTGGCTGATATTCAAGGTACTTGGGGATATAAGTTCATCAAATGGGATTGGTATGAATTATCCGCTGTCACGATTCCTGCGAATCAGGAAGCAACAATCACTGGCATTAAGACACTCTGCCATCCCGATCAGCCAAATAAACAGAATATTGAGCAGCAAGCAAAGTCTTTGCCGTGCAAACCACCTCAATCAACCAATTCAACAGCTCCAGTACCAAAAGTGGGCGGAGTAAAGCTGTTTGAAACACCAAAATTTAAATCTACTGGAGTGAAACTCGTATGACTTTGCAAGAACATATTGATGCTATCAAAGCAACGATCAATGATCGTATGAAGAAAATGTCAGACATCATGACAAAAGCCGCTAACGATAATGGTTCAACACCTGAAGGGGTTGATGAAGAAACGATCAAAGGTTATGAAGCTGAAATCAAAAACTTAGAAGCAAACCTTGCTCGATTGGAAAAAATTCAAAAATCTCAAGTTGACTTACCTGGTACGACAGTTCCAGTTGAAGGCGGTACTTCTGAAAAAGGCTTAAATTCGACTCAAGGCAAACCTCCAATTGTTGAAACAAAAAGTAATTTGCCACCAGGTATTGGCTTTGCAATTGCTATTAAGGCACAAGCAGTTGCAGCACTAAGTAAAGGTGCTGTAACAGCAACGCAAGTGCTCGATTCATGGCGTGCTCCAGAGATTGTAAAAAATGCAGTGACTCAAAAAGCTTTAGTTGGCACAACATCTGAAGCTACATTTGGAGCATCATTGGTTGATTTCCAGGTGCTTTCTGGTGAGTTTATCGAATTACTACGCGGTAAAACTGCTGTCGACAAATTAGCTTCAAAAATGCGTCAGGTCCCTTTTAATGTCAAAGTTCCTTCCCAAACTGGAGCATCAACTGTTGGTTGGGTAGGGGAAGCAAAAACTAAACCTGTGACTAATCCAACTTTTGGTAGTGTGACTTTAACTAAATCTAAAGTCGCAGGGATTGTTATGCTTTCTGAAGAGTTGGTGCGCTTTTCAAATCCAAAAGCGGATGGGCTTGTCTTGGATGATTTACTTAAATCAACGGCAGCATTTATTGATGGTCAATTCTTTGATCCAGCGAAAGCTGAATCTACGGATAGCCCAGCATCCATTTTAAATGGTGTTGAAGCAATTCCGAGTACTGGTGAAACTGGCGTTGCAATTGAAACGGATCTTGCTGCTGTTATTAAACAGGCAACTGATGCTGGCCTAACATTGGAAGGTGCAACATGGGTAATGTCAGAAACTCGCGCTGCAAAATTAAGTGTGCTCCGTGATGCCTTGGGTAAGAAGTACTTTGAGGGTATGAATATCAATGGTGCCAAAGAGTTGCTGACTCTGCCTGTAGAAATTTCAGCTGCATGTGCTGATAAGATCGTATTGGTTATTCCATCTCAAATTCTTCTGGCTGATGACGGTGCGGTTGATTTTGCAATTAGTTCTGAAGCATCCATTAATACGGGTACTGATGCAGCACCGAATTGGGTGAGTTTGTATCAAAGTGATTTGATTGCGATTCGTGGTGAGCGATTTATTCGTTGGAAGCCTCGTGGTGTTGCAGCGGGTTATGTCCAGTTTACTTAATTAATTTATGCAAAAGCCCCTAATTTTTAGGGGCTTTTTTATTGAGTAGAGAAAATGCCAAAAGTTAAATTTTTGAAAGATCTTTGCTCTGGTCGAGCTGGATCTGTGCAAGACCTTCAGGATTATGAAGCTAATGTGCTCATTCAATTGGGTATAGTTGAAATTTTTGATGAAAAAGCGGCAGCAGAAAAAGCAGAAAATGATCGTTTAGCAGTTGAAAAAGCTGAAGCAGATCGTCTGGCAGCTGAAAAAGAATATGAGCAGATCCCGCCTAATATTTTATTAAATTTAAATGGGCGACCAGTAGTTGATGAATTTGGAGACATGGTGCAAGAGCCAGAATTGCTTTTAGTTCCTGAGAATCCAGTCAAGAAAGGCTCTAAAGCATCTAAATAAGGGGTGAAATCAATGGGTTTTTTTAGCAATGTATTTCGCAAAAAATCCTTGTCACCCGTCAATGGTGGTGGCGGATGGCGAATTCTAGAACCATTCATGGGAGCATGGCAGCGAAATATTGAGCTAAGCCAAGAAGATCAACTTTCATTTCATGCTGTTTTCGCATGTATTTCAATCATTTCGAAAGATATTGGCAAGTTGCCGTTGGAGTTACGTAAAAAAGAGAATGGTGTTTGGGTAAAGGCTAGCGATAAAAGTCTACCTTTTTTTGATAAGCCTAATCATTTTCAAACTATGCAGCAATTTCTTGAGTATTACATTATTTCAAAAGAAACACGTGGTAATACCTATGTTCTAAAGCTTCGGAGTTTTCAAGGTGATGTAGAGCAGTTGATTGTGCTTAACCCGGACAATGTTAAACCTCTTGTCAGTGATGAGGGTGATGTTTTTTATCGTATAGGAATAGATAAGCTTGCAAATCAGCAAGAATCTATCATTTTGCCTGCTTCTGAAATTATTCATGACCGTTGGAATTGCTTATATCACCCACTTGTTGGAATTAGCCCACTTGTAGCTTGCGGATTAAGTTCAGCTCAAGGTGTGGCCATTCAGAAATATGGTGCCAAGTTCTTCAATAATAATGGTCGTCCTAGTGGAATTTTGACCATGCCTGGCAAGATTCTTGAGGAAGATGCCAAAAAGATTAAAGACGCGTGGGAAAGTAACTATTCAGGTGAAAATATTGGTAAGACTGCGGTCCTTGGTGGCGATGTTAAATACATCGCAATGGCCATGCCAGCAGCGGATGCGCAAATGATTGAGCAACATAAATGGGCTGCCGAAGTTTGTTGTTCAGTATTCAATGTTCCGCCATGGAAAGTAGGTATTGGCAGTATCCCTCAAGGCCAAAAAGTTGAGGATATGGAGCGGATCTATCTGAACAGTTGCTTACAAAGCCCAATTGAGGCCATTGAAAATTGTTTTGATGAAGCATTTGATCTGAAGTCTCAAGGTTATGAGGTTTTCCTAGATCTTTCGACACTGCTTCGCATGGATAGCATTTCTCTTATGAATTATTACGTTGCAGGTGTAAAAGGTGCATTAGTCACACCTAATGAAGGACGAACAGCATTAAATCTGCCACCAGTTACAGGTGGTGATGCTCTATATATGCAACAACAAAATTATTCACTTGAAGCTATTTCAAAGCGTGATGCGAAAGAAAATCCGTTTGAATCAAGTGCGGGAAAGTCTAAAGGAGATGATGATGGCGCTGACAACAGCTGACGTGGCACGTCATCTTCGCTATGACGATGATGACATTGTTGCCCAAGACTTGCAGTCAATTTTAGATAGTGCGGAACAGGCCGTGAAAGACCATATTTTGAATAAATTCGATGCTGAAAATAAGATTCATCAGCGAGCAATTTTGATGATGTGTGGTTACTTTGATGATAACCGTGGAGTTGGTAAAGATACCGTTTCTAATGACGGTTTTTTACCACAGCCAGTCAAAGACTTACTTTCTCGATATTACGTTCCATTGGTTATGTGAGGTGATTTGATGTTGACGGCAAGTGAAGCATTACGGCTTGGTACGGCAAATCTTGATTTGGATCGAATGCTTAAAATTGCAGAGGCTAAGGTCAAAGAAGCGATTAAGGAAAAAAAGGATTCCTGCTGCATTCTTTTTCCTAAGCATATTTATTCAAATGTAGATTTAAGAAACTTTAAAAATAAAGCTTCAGAATTAGGTTATCGCTGGTTTGATACAAGTGATGATCAAGGAAATAGCTATTGTATTGAAATGCAGTGGTAATCGTTATGACCTGTTCAAGTTGTGAGGAAAGACGTGAGTGGATTAGAAAACAAACCAAGCGGGCAGAGCTGCGAATGCGAAAATTGTTGCAACAGCTTAGTCTCTCAACTTCTAGAGACAATCAGCAATCAAAGCCAACAAATGACAGCATTGATCAGCAGCCACGCTGAGCAAAATGTTCTTTTGGCAAAAATTATTGATCAAAACAATGATTTGATTTCCGAAATATTACAGGATGATGATCCAGACGCTCAGTCTTCGTCTCAGTATTTGGATGGTGATTAAAATGTCTCTAGCAAGTGAATTACGGCATCGAGTCGCCATCCAAATTTTAGGCCCTGATCGTGACTCAGATAATTATCCAATACCTGCTGAGTGGGTTGATTATAAAAAGTTGTGGGCCAAGGTTACACATTTATCTGGTAAGGATTTGATAGCTGCCCAAGCGAATCAGTCCAAAGTTGTTGCACGTTTAAAAATTCGTTATCGCGAAGACATTAATACAGAAATGTCAGTGATCTACAAAGGCAAGCGTTACGCTATTGATAGTCAAGCGCTTGAGGATGTAGACAGCGGAAATGAATACATCACATTTTTACTTTCAGAGGGCATTCAGCGCTCTTAAGGCGGGTGAAATGTCAGAAGAATTTAAAATTGAGGGAATGGATCAAGCCATTTCTAGACTTAGAAGGCTTGCGAATCCTAAAAAAGTCCAATCGATTGTACGTAAAGCATCACGTCAGGGCATGAACATTGTTCGGAATGCCGCAAGACAAAATGCTAAGGCTATAGATGATCCTCAAACAGCTGAACAAATTTGGAAAAATATTGCAGTTTCTGCAGGGAAATCACGCAATCCAAATGAGCTTGTAATGCGGGTTGGTGTTCGTGGTGGTGCATCTTTCTCAAGCAGGGTTCCACCCAAATTAAGTGGTGGAGATACAAGACACTGGAGGTTCATTGAATTTCCTACAAAGGGTTCAATGGGGGTGCCATTTATGCGAACAGCTTTTAATAGTAACACCCAGAATGTGACAAATAAGTTTGCCGAAGTATTTAACACGGAATTAGACAAGGAACTGGCTTTATGACAGTAGAAATTCCACGTGCGCTAAAAGCTGATCCTGAAATATTCGCATTACTCGGTGATCGAATTTATCCCTCTTCAGCTCCTCTAGAAGTTGAAGTTCCATATTTAGTTTTTCAAGGATTTGGATCTGAGCCTGATAACACTTTAGATTGTGGTGCAGTAAATGAAAATAACGCATTTCAATTTGTTGTATGGCATACAGATATTAAAGCAGCTGAAGCTATTCGTTTGAAAGCAAGTAAAGTTTTAGAAGCAGCGACTTTCTTTTACACAGGTAAGCATCCTGATTTGGAAGATGCTGAAAGTAAATTGTTTGGCCGTGGTTGGGATATGAACTGGTGGTCTGAGCGTTAATTAAATTTTTTAAATAGCACCTTTCAGGGTGCTTTTTTTATGCCTAAGATTTGAGGAGAAGTAACTCATGGCAGCACAAAAAAAAGGTGTTTTAGGGAATGGTACTGCTGTATGGATTGTCCATGGTACTGTGCCCATATTAACAAAGATGAGTTGTATTAAAGCATTGGTTTTGGGTGACGACAGTGCAACTGAAATTATTACAACATGCCTAGAAGAAACAAATACTGCGACTTCTGACTATGGACTTGTTACTCCTGGCGAAGGTTCAGTACAAATCGATACTGACCCTAAAAACCAATCGCATATGACAGTGTTGCAACTTGCAGCCAATAAAGAACGGGTTGAAGTATATGTAGGTTGGTCAGATGGTATTGCGGAGCCAACATTAACAGGCGGTGATGTTGAACTTCCTGAAACTCGTACTTGGTCTAGTTTTGAAGCTATTTTACGAAAAGGCTCACCAGTCTTTGCCGTAGATGCCATGGTGAATCATACCATTCCAATGAAACGCCAATCAGAAGTGATTGATCAGTTTAAGGTGACTCCATAATGGCTAAACTTACCTTAAATGCTGCTAAGGCTGCTGTTGGGACTGGTGCTTTCGCCGAAAAGACAATTACATTTCGTGATTCGAAAGGGGCTGAATTTGAAGGTGAAATTCTTGTAAAGCGTTTGTCGCATGATGAAACAATTACTGCTGTTGATGCATGGGATTTGGAAGATCGGAAGACAGCTACGATTGATCAAATTACCAAGGCCATTATTTTTAAAGCAATTTATAGTTCGGCAGATGAGCCGTTTTTCCCAACGGTTCAAAGCACAGGTGAAGTTTCATCTGAAATTGTGGATGTGATGTATCGCGTAGCCGATGAGGTTAATGATTTTTCGGGAAAGGAGTGGATCTGGAAGAAGAAGAGTTCTGGTGCGAACTTGTCCTCAACGGAATTGGTGGAAGGACCATTGAAAAAGCCAAAAAAACGATCACGCCGCGAGAGTTTGCAATCTGGAGAGCGTACAGAGAAAAAAGAGGATCACTCTTCATAGGGCGAAGGGTTGAGCAGGGCTTCGGTAATTTAATGGCTCATCACACAATGTTCAAAGTGAAAGATCCTGAATCAGTCTCTGCTCTGACCTATATGCCACATGAAGATGCTCCAGTGACAACTTTTGAAGAAGAACGTTTGAAAGCGATAAAAAAGAAACCCGTCTAGGCGGGTTTTTATTAAGTAAACTTAAATTTTACGCAAAAAATTAACTAAACTTAGATTTTTGTTGTATATTAGCGAAAACCTCGAATGAAATTGACAAGACGCGCAATCCAAGCTACTTTAAAAAGGCACTAGCAAAATCTAGTGTTTGGATTGGACTCCAATTTTGTCAACAGGTCAATATGACCGCTTTCGCGGTTTTTTATTGCCTATAGCTTTCTGCACTCTGCTGAAAGCACCTGCTATGGTGGGTTAGGTAGGAGCACTTCGGTGCGCCAGACCCTGTTGACTGGTAAGTCCAATCCTACTTAATCCGCCACCCAAATTGCTTGGACTCAGTTTTGGTGGTGAACGTTCCTATATCAACAGGAGTATTCGCCATGAGTACACAGATTTCTGCATCTAAAAATCAAGTTATTCGTTTTAAAAATAAGCCTGTAATTACTACTGCGCAGCTTGCAGGGTTTTATGGTGTTTCTCAAAAAAATATTTTAGATAATTTTCGTTATAACGCTGACCGATTTGTAGAAGGGAAACACTTTTTTAAACTTCAAGGCGAGGCGCTAAAGGAGTTTAAGAACATCCCCGAAAATTTCGGGAATGTTTCAAAGAATGCAGCAAGGATCATTTTATGGACAGAACGTGGTGCAGCGCGTCATGCCAAAATGCTGGATACAGACCATGCTTGGGATGTGTTTGAGCGTTTAGAAGATTGTTACTTTAACCAAGAACAAAAAGTAATAGTAAAAAATGAAGTTAAGCCCTATGCTCCAACTGGCAATGATTTGTACCTGCCTAAAACAGAAGGGCGTTACTTTGTAGAAAATCAAAAGGACGGCACTTTGGTGGTGCGTCGGGCAGATCAGTACACCTTGATTCGCAGAGCACACTTGGATGTTGTAAAGAAAGACTGTAAAACCATTATTCAAGAACTGGAGCTATTTTCTAAATCTTTAGAAAAGTTAGAGAGTTCTTTAGAGCTAGATGTTGAGCTGATGCCGATATTAGGGAAACTGAATTGGCGGGGTGTTTAGAAGATAAATTAAGCCATCTGAAAAGGTGGCTTTTTTTTATATGCTAAATTAGTATTTCCCTTAAAAGTATAATTTAAGGGGGTTTTATGAACTTTGTAGCTTTGGATGTAGAAACAGCGAATGCTGATCCTAGATCAATATGTCAAATTGGCGTTGCTGTATTTAAAGATGGTGAATTGGTAGAAACTTGGGATTCATTGATTAATCCTAAATCACACTTTGATTTTATGAATATTTCCATACATGGTATTGATGAAAGTCATGTAATGAATGCGCCTACTATTCAACAGGTTAAATCAAAATTAGATCAGCTTATTGGAAATAGTGTGGTAGGTATTTATTCAGGATTTGATAAGGTTGCGTTAGAAAGAAATTTTAATGAAATAGATTACCGATGGTTGGACATTACAAGAGTGGTGCGTCGAACTTGGGAGCAAGTAGCTTATAGTGGTTATGGGCTTGCGAACGTATGTCAATTAAATGACATAAGAATTGATAAACATCACGATGCTTTAGCAGATGCAATTGCAGCAGGTAGGGTTTTAGTTTCTGCATTAAATGCGAAAGGACTAAAAATTGATGACTGTGATTCGTTGATTAAAAAGAAGATATCAACATTAATTGCACGTGGCGGTATGGCTGAAGGGCTTAATCCTACAAACGTAGTGATTGAGGGGGGAAATCCTGAAGGTGATTGGTTTGGTGATGTTTTATGTTTTACTGGAGAACTAAGAATGCCACGTGTAGAAGCTAGTATTATGGCTTCTCAATTAGGATTTGATGTAGGAAAAGGCGTCACTAAAAAGACGAATTATTTGGTTAAGGGTCAGCAAGACTTGTTTAAATTAAATGGTAAAACCATTAGTTCAAAAGAAGATAAAGCGTTATCGCTTATCAAAAAAGGGCAAGATATTGTTGTTATTTCTGAAGATGATTTTTTTTATATGATTAATGGTGGATGATTATGAGTAAGTCATTATCATCTATTAATAAAATTTTCCTTGGTTTAATCTTTATATCAGTTATTGCTGCTTGCACCAGAGAATCAACAGGTACTCATGGGGTTTCTGAAAAAGAAAATACGTGTATAAATTTGGCTAAATTTGCAAATAATGTAATGAAAAAGCATCAAGATAATATTTTGATGGCTGATGTATTTAAGGAAATTGATGCCATGGCTGATGTTTCAGGGGAATCTAAGACAGTATTGAAAGAGATTGCAGTTGAGGCATATAGGCAAGGTGTTTTTACAGATGAATCTTTCAGAGAAAGGCAGCTTGTGGAATTTTCAAATGATGTACACATTAAATGCTTAGATGCGATGAAGTAAAAGACTACATTATAAGTGCCTCGTGAAAGCGGGGTTTTTTTATGCCTAGAGGTTTTATATGAGTGCCAAGCTTGGAACATTAACACTGGATCTAGTCACCCGAATTGGTAACTTTGTAGGGCCAATTAAAGAAAGTGAAAAACAGGTCAAAACTAGTTTTTCGAGTATGCAAAAGGACGTGCTTGCGTATGGGGCTGTAGCAGTATCGGGTGCGACAGCAGCTGGGGCAGCAGTATTTGCAATGGCAAAAAACTATGCAGATGCAGCGCAGGAGCTAAAAACATTTGCGGCGATTTCTAATGCGACAACGCAAGAATTTCAGGCAATGTCTGCTGGGGCTCAATCGGTAGATATTAATCCAGATAAATTGGCAGACCAATTAAAAGACTTTAATGAAAAGCTTGGTGAGTTCATTACTATTGGTTCGGGTGGTGCTGTCGACTTTTTTGAACAAATTGCTGTTCAAACGGAAGGTAGTGCTGAGGGTGCACGGAAACTTGCACTTGAGATGCAGAACTTATCAGGCCCACAAGCACTGCAGCTTTATGTCGATAAGCTTGAGGAGGCAGGCGTTTCCCAACAGCAAATGTCTTTCTATCTGGAATCCATGGCTTCAGATACCACTAACTTGATTCCATTACTTAAAAATGGTGGGGAAGGGTTTAAGTTCTGGGCAGATGCCGCAGAACGTTATGGCTTAATCATGGATGATTCTGCGATCCAAAAAGCGGCAGAGTTTAAGGTTCAGTTGAAGCTTTTAGATATGCAGGTTCAAGGGGCTAAAAATCAGTTCATCCAAGGCTTAATGCCCTCACTTGTTTCAATTGGCGATGCCATGACGGATGCAACCAAGGAAACGAACTTGATGGCAGAGGCAGGGGAAGATTTAGGTGGTGTATTTAAAGGTGTGGCTGCTACAGGCATGGGCATTTATGCAGTTATTAAGATGCTCTCCAATGCAATTGCAGGTCTTTCTTTCGATGCACTTAATGCTAAAAAAAATGTGGATTTAGCTGCTGAGGGTGGCACTTGGGCAGATAAATTACCTGGTCTTAGGCTCGCAAAAACCTTAATCACTGGCGCAACAGTAGCAAGAGCTCCAAATAGTGGTATCTCTATGGCGGCAGCGGACAATGCTAAAGTTATAGATGATATAGGCACTTCAATTACAACTTTATTCACCAATACTGTGAATGAAGCCACAGCTGCAATGGCGAAAAACCAAAGTGGCCAAGCTGGTGTAATTAAAGGTTCAGATGAGTGGATTAAAAAACAAAACCAAGCTGCTAATGCAACAAATGCTGCAACTGATGCCCTGAAAAAACAGCAGGAGCAGGCGCGAGATTCCATTGAATATGAATATTTGGATGATTTCGCAAAGTTTGCCGAAGACTATAAACGTCAAGTAACTGAAATTGAGGTTGCCAACTTTGGCCCTTTGCAGGCAAGTTATCTTGCTAAAGCTAAAGCTCGCTATGAATATGAAGAGGAGATGTATCTTCGTCAGATTACTGAGGAAATTAATACCTTTAAGTGGTCTGAAGAGGAAAAGCTAAAATATGCGTTTGAAACACAGCGCATTATGATTAGTGAATCGGGCAAATATAATAACGAACTTAAAGAGTTAAAGCTGAAAGCACTAGATGAACAACATGCGATTGAGTTAAGAAAAACTCAGTGGCATGCGCTTGAAATGCGTCAAACCTTAGAAGATTCAATCACAGGTCTTTCTGGTGGCGCTGATGATATTTTTGCGAAATCTACGATGACTCCGCAAGAATATTCTCAGTGGAGTCTGGAAAGTGATCGTTCAAAGGCTCAAGTAGCTCTGAAGAAGGATCGTGTGAATGTTGAGCGAGACATCATGACAAATGGTGCTTTCTCGACAGATGATGAACGTTATGACGCTTTGCTGAAAGCACATCAAGAATACCGTGATGGGTTGTACGCAATTGATCTTCAGTATGATCAAAATGTTAAAGATTTGGCTCAAAACCAATTTGAATCTCAAATGGGTATTTGGCAGGATTTACTGACAAGAACGGGTACGATCTTTAGCCAAGTTGCTGAAATGGTGAAAAACACAGCGGGTGAATCTAGTGCAGCTTATAAAGCAATGTTCTTGGTGAATCAGGGTATTTCCATTGCTCAAGCACTGATTAATACAGAAGTTGCTGCAACTAAAGCAATGGCTGAAGGTGGGTTTATCGCTGGTATTCCCATGTCTACAGCTATTCGTGCACTAGGGTATGCTTCAGTAGGTTTAATCGCAGGTCAAACGATTGCAGGTATGGCCCATGATGGTATTGATAACATTCCAAAAGAAGGTACATGGTTGTTAGATGGTGGTGAGCGTGTTTTGAATCCACAGCAAAACAAAGATTTGACTAACTATTTAGCAAGTCAGCCGCAGCAAAGTTCTTCAACTGGTCCACAAGGGCTTACCATCATTAATCAAATTGAACAGGACGATTTGGTAGGCAAGTATATGCAGGGTCCAGCTGGTCGTCAGATCGTCCTTAATCAAATTAAAGCAAACCCGTCAGAGTTTAAGCGTGCACTAGGAGTCTCATGAAAATCCAAACTACACTTTTTGGTGAATTGGTTTTGTTGGAGCAGTGCACGCTTGTGGGGTCGTCTGAAAGTCTAGGTTTTCAAACTTACGTCAACAGTTCACATAATGGCACTGAGAAACGAAAAGCTTTACGCGAAACGGCATCTCAAGTTTTGAATATTGATTATGTGGTGGTGCGTACAGCTTTGGCGCAGAACTTCAATGTGTTGTGGGGTGGTTTACGTAAACTGTGGGCTATTCCTGTTGATGTGGAATGGCAGCAGATTGGTGGCGTGGATGGTGATTTTATTGAATGTGAAACGTCAATTTATGATTTCCGAAACGATTCCCTGGCATTGCTTAAGCATAAAGATGGTCTAGCTGTCGTTGAAATCAAAGAGGTACTAGCCAATGGTTTAAAACTCTATGAACCGATCACCTTGCAAAGCTTCACTATACGCCCACTTCGAGTGGGCTTTATTTTGGGTGATGTATCTGCACCCATCAATGCAGTTTATGGCCAACCAAGCATTCAGTTTCAGTTGATGGATGCACCGTATCTTCAAGCACCAGTCCCCACACAGTTTCTTGGACATGACATTTACTTCAAGCGCTTATTGCTTGAGGGCGATGCGTTAAATGTCACCGTGCTTCAGCACCAAACTGTGGTTGATTTTGGTTTAGGGCCGATTGATCAGCATAGCAACTGGCTACATGCCCGTTACGGCAAACCGATGCGATCAGTGATGAAAGGTCAGCAAG